CAGGAATAGTCCGTGTTGTTGGCGAGCCAGAGCCGATCGCTCGTCCCGGCGAACACAGCGACCGAGCCGTCAGATTTGAGGGCATAGAACGCGCCGCGGCACGCTCCAATCAGCGCCTGCGAGAGGATGGCGAAGTCAGGAAACGGGCCGTAACCATCCGCCCGCGGCAGCACGTTGTTGATGTCGTGCGACTTCGCTTGGCTTTCGTAGTCCGAGGTATCAGGATTCCAGGCGCCGAACGGGAGCAGCGGCATTTAGGGCGTGTGCCCCATCAGACGAATAGCCATGCCCTGCCGCTCGTTGAAGTCGAGCTTGCTGATCTCGTCAAATCCCTCATCCCGACGCGCCTTCCAAAGGCCAGCCGGGTCAACGTCCTTATTGAAGGCGTTGGCCTCGCACAACGAGCCGAACAGATAGACATCGAAATGCTTGGTGTAGAGCCAATTCAGCGAGCTCTCAACCGCAGTCGTGCGCTGGACATAAGTAAACGTCAGCGCGGTATCGCTGGTCGGGGCGACGCGGAGGCTCGAGCCCTCGATCGTAAAGACTGTCGGCGTTCCGCTTCCGGAGTCGATGTAGCCCGAATAGATCGGCGGCGCCACATACTCGAGATCATGAACTGGCGAGCCGGTCCATGTGACCCGACGATGCCCGAGATAGTCGCTCGGGACGGTCGCAACGCCAGACGACGGGGTAAGCGTCGTCGTGGTCTCCTGGAGCCGGACCTTCAGCCGGCGCATCGCTGCGCACTCGAACAGCCGGATGAAATCCGGGATGTAAGAAGTCAGGTCGTCGCGAGCGAGCCAGTTCGCGATCTGCGATTTCAGGTCGTCATAGGTGGAAAAGCTCACAGCTTGCTCCAGCCGGCCTGAAGCGCCGGGCGATCAACGCGAAGGTACGCCCATTCCGGATCTTGCAGCTTCTTCTGCACGATCGCGTCAAACTCGGGCGTGAACATCCGCAACTGCGTGTTGCCCTTGCGATGCTCGTCATCCAGCCACTTCACGTAGATCACGTTCGGGATGCGGGCGACGTGCCGGCCCCAATCGCTTTTCTGCTCGTCTCGACGCGCTTCCTTGTTCCAGTCCAGGATGGGTTCAACGTCCTGGACGTGCTCGACGGCAAGGTCTTGGCCGTTGCTGTCGAGATGGAAGCGAACATCGAGCATCAGACGATTTCCGTCACGTGCAAGGTGCCGCCGGCCGAGACCTGAATGGCCGAGACTTTCTGGCCTGGCGTGCAGGAGAAATACTCCGGCGCATCAGCCGCCATGTAGACGTCCGAGCTCGTCGCGGTCGGGTTGTCGCCAACTTTGACATAGGCCGCAGAGGTCACGACAACGCGGACCTTGTAGACGCTGGCTCCAATCGCGTTGTCGATCGTGCCGGCGGTCCCGGTATACGCCTTGCTCTGATGCGTAGAGAGCCGACCCGTCCCGATATACTGCTGCGCCATGAGCGTTAGTCTCGCTCGATGACGGCCGTGAACGTCGCCGGGGCGGTCGTAGAAGAAGCGCCGTCCGAGATGAACTCGATCACATCGCCCTCGTTGACGTAGTTGGCGCCGGTCGGAATGGCGCTATCGACGTCACCAGCCGCCGAGCCGGAGTTCGCAACTGTAACGGAGACGCCGGTCACGGCCACGCCGTTGATCTCCATCGTCCAGACCGCGTCCGCGCTGGTGATGGCGGCGTGAATAGCCGAGTAGGCGCGCTTGATCGTGCCGCGGAACGGGGCGACCACGAAGGTAGAGCTCGCCGTCGAGATGTCAGCGAGGTATGCCGACACAGCCGCCTCAGACAACGGGCGATTTTCAGGAAGTGCCATTTGCTTCTCCAATGGGCCTTAGCATGTCCGCTATCGAGGCCGTGTAGGTTTTCGAGCCGATATGGCCCAGGGTCACGCTCGGGTCCAAGAACGCCTCAAACCCCAGCTCTTTCACATCGGCGAAAAACGCCATATCCTCGCCACGCGCGAAGCCGTCGATCTCATCACAGCGAAACATGTGAGCAATTGGCTCATCCGAGCCGTTGAACTTAAGCTTGGGAGACTTCGCCGCCATCGCTTCAATCACGCGGCGGTTCATCACGGTAAAGCCCATGCCCCAGCCGCCGATCTTCAGGCAGCCGTATTCATTGCTTGCGATGTCGCCGTCCGACGATGGGTCGAGGAAGAAGACGATCGGATCTCGCTTGGCAGGATATGCGCCGCCAACCACGTCCATCTTCGTTGCCAGCGCACAAAGCCGCAGAAAGTCCTTGGCTTCCCACTCAATGTCGGAATCGACCCAGAACAGGAGCGACTTGTCCGACTTGAGGAAGGTATGCGCGATCTTCGATCGGGCGTGGGTGACGAGAGAATTCCCGACCTGCAACTGCACCTCGAACGGGATACGCTTGGACGCGAGAAGGTCTTGCGTAGCCAGGAGCGAGGCAACAGTGCCGGCCGGGATGTCTCGATGCGTGGGCATGGCGAGCATGACGCTGACGCCCGCCATATCCACTTTCATGCTTAGCTGACCGTCGCGGAGAACGGGGTCGCCTCGGTGCCGGTCGGAGCGGTGAAGCACTTGACCGAGAACACGCCCGTGAGCAGGTCTTCGATCTCGTAGATGTCACCGACAACACCGCCCAGGGTGGTGCCGTTCATGCTAATCGTGTCCGACGTGGCAGAGGTCTTGAAGCCCTCAGCATTGTCAGAGGTGGTCGTGACAGCGAAGGCATAGCCGCGCATGACGTCGGTCGCATTCGCAACCTTGATCGTGCTGGCCGTGCCAGTCGCGGCAACGCCGACCACGAAGCGGTACTTGTTGCCCGTGCCCGTGGCCTGCGGCAGCGTGATGGCGACCGGCGCAGCCGAGTCGATGCGAACCGTGCGGTTGGCGTGAGCCGCCGCAGTGATCGTCAGCGAGGTTGCAGTGGTCACGACCGGAGCCGAGGTGACGCCCGCCATATAGTCCGCGGTGATCGTCTTGGTGCGGCCGGCGCTGGTGTCATACACCAGGAAGACGTCCGTGGCAGCCGGGGCCTCCGCAAGCGCGGGGCACTCAGCATGGTAGGTATAGATGGTGCTCATGTGCTGATGCTCCTTGTCTTACGAGGTGGTCAGGTCGAACACGCCGCCCGAGGCCTTCTCGTTCCGGGAAACGAGCGAGTATTCGGACAGGATCTGGCGACGGTCGGAGTCGCCGGTCTTGGCGAGCGGGATGGAGAGCATGCGGCGGCCGTTGAGGTAGGCCACGGCCCACTTGTCCATCTCGAGCACGAGAACGTCGCGGGAGCGCTGGAAGCGGTTGGCAACGACCGTGAGCTTGCCGAAGTCGGACTCGTAGGCGTCAACCGACGCAACGATCTTCTTCGACTTCGCATCCTCGGTCGGGGTGGACCGGCCGGTGAAGGTCGAGAACACCTGCTTGTTGAACGAGCCGGTCATGACCGTGTCGGGCTTGCCGCCGCTTTCCCAGATCGCCGCCAGAACGGTCTTCAGATGCGCTTCCGTGAACGCGCGCTGGGTGCCGTCCGTGCGGGTGCCAGTGCCGTCAGCCGCTGAAGGATCGGAGCCGGCCTTGCTGGTGTTGGTCTTGATCCAGGACAGAACCGAAGCGGTCTTGCGGGCCGTGCCAGCAGCGCCGGTATTCTTGGCCTGGTTGGTACCGGCCAGGATCTTCTCCATGTCGCGCTTGAGCTCGAGGCCCTTCAGCATTTCCTGATAGGCAAGCTCGTTGTCGCGGCCGGCGTGCTCGACGGCCTGCTGCGTACCGGACACGCGGGCGACCTTGTCCGAGATCTGGCAGATATTGCCGAGACGGACGGTCGGGGTCGCGGCGTCGGTGACAGCGTCGTCGCCTTCGAGAACCGCGTTATCGGAGCTCGCGGCAGCCAGCGCCTGGGTCTGCCATTCGTGATTGACGGCGGAGGCCTTCTCCCGCTCGATGCCCGTCATGAACGGAGTGTCGGTCGGGTCAATGCGGTAGATCATGTCCGAGAGGTCTTCTCGGTTACCAATCGCCTCATACGTGGCGAAGGTATTGGTGGGGAGAGACATAGTTCTTTCCTTTGAGGACTATCGGCGCCTTGAGACTTGCGCGGCGCGGAGCGCCATCGCGTCTTTCAGCGAGCCGGTTTGATCGAGTTTGCGGGTGAGAGCCTGGATCTGCTCGGACTGGGCCGCATTGGCCGGCCGTGCGGGTCCGGGGCGCTGAACAGGAGGAACGGGCTTGGCTGCAACAGCCGCCTTGGCCTTCTGAATGTCCCGGAGTTGCAAGGAGTCGGCGAGGAGTCGTTGAATGCGGTGGTCGTAAATCGAGAGCTTCGATTTGCCGGCCGCGAGTTCTGCGAGTTCGCTGTCCTTGAAACCCAATTCGGGGAGCAGTTCAGATGCCACACGCTGCACAAGCGCGGGGCCCTTGACCTTGTCTGCAAGCTCTGGGATCAGCTCAGCCGCGCGAGCGTTCTCCGCCTGGACGTGTTCGGTCCATTTGGACTGCTCTTCCGTGGCTTT